GTGAATCGGGATTTGAAATGGCGGTATTACATGTTCTTCTAAACTAAATTCAGTAAAGGCTGCGCCCTCATTAACATCCCAGTTACCTTCTAGTAATTGCTTACGTTGTGTAGGAGGTAAGGCTTTAAGCATCTTTTCATAACGACCATCCATTGCTAGGAAAGGATTATCTTCTAAACGAGCCGGTATAAACTTTCTTGTAAGGCCATCTTTGCCTACAAAGCTTGTATCAGGTTCTGATGGTAATATATATCTATTCTTTACCCAGTGAGCGCCCACGCCGCCGGGGTTAGCAGTGCAACGCATGTAAGGAACAATTTCTGAATCAGTAGTACGTAATCTTGAAGCTAGGTAGTTCCAAGAGAATTCTGTGGGTAAGTGAGTAATTTCATCAAAACCTATCCAACTATATGCTTGTCCCTGATAACGATATACATCTGCATCACGCTCAAGGAAGCCGAACTCTATCTTAGCTCCGCTGGGGAAGTTCCAAAGCTTTTCTACTTCACGGTATTTACAACCGGGAAAAGCCTTGGGATATAACTCTCGGCTTTTGTCTATTAGCTCTCGTAGCTCTGGCATAGACCGTCTAATAATTAAGGCCCTGTGTGCGGCTCTGTGAGCGTATCTGAGAGGATCTACGAGCATTGCATAGCTCTTACCACCCCCTGCTGCTCCGCCGTACAGAACGTCTGTCTCGGCTGCTGCAAGGAACTCTGTCTGAGGCCCTTCATTTGGAGCAAAGATAACATTTTCTTTTGCTTCTTGTTGAACTTGCTTGGGGGTGTTTGATAGCTCTTCGGGGGTTATAATTTTATCGGAGTCTGAGTTTTCTAGCTTTTTTATTGTTTGCTTTGTGTTTTTTAAAGATTCTTTATAAGCATGTAGCTTAGATTCAGTCTTAGCTATTTTCTTTTGTTTATCTTTTATAACTCGGTTAGCAGTTAACTTAGCCTTAGTTTGACTATGATAATTATATCCTCTGCCTTTTGAGCCTTTAGGTCTACCACCTTTTAATCTAGGTGTACCGTCTACCTTAAAGATAAAGTTATTATCTTCATCTTTAAGATACTTATCTGGATTAATTTCCCAATCTTTCATTGTCAATTATATTCTTTAAACCTTGATAACTTAGTTTACGACCTGTTTTATGCTCTAACCACATAGAGCCATCACGTAAAGATAACTGCTTATTAATTACTGCTTGTTTAATATCTTCTAATGCTTCTAGTTCTAGAGGCACAGGTATTAATTCTTTTTTTTCTTTCTTATAGCCGAAAGGTACATGTCCCCTAAGCTTCCTCGTATTCTCCATCAATAATAACCTCTTGTTTAGAAGGTAGTATAAATAAACCTCCTTCAGCCTTATGACTTACATCTATACGTTCTGATTTACCTAAGCCTACACGGTCTAGGATTGTCTGTGCTGCTTGTAGCCTCATGTTAGCCTGTGGAATAGGCACATCAGAGTTCATGACTTCTACAAGTTTTAAAGCAGCTTTTGGAGCTGACTGGGCTAGGATTCCTTCAGCTATGTCTAATATTTCTTTTTTTAATGATTTTACAACCTGATAATGACCACTATTGTACCCAGCCAACTCCGCTGCCTTCTTCGGATCACCTCCTTGTTCCACTAGGTGTTCTAAGAAAGAGTGTTGTTTATCTGTCAGTTCTTTATTCATACTTATCATTATAGAGCTTATAGCCATTTTGTCAAGTAGTAAATTTAACTTGACAAAACGCACTTTCAGCTATATACTAACGTAATCGGTCCCCCCGGTTACATATAGATATATGTATAAGTTTATCTTCTTTAAATACCCGCCCTAACCGGACAGGAAGCTATAAGATCCTTATAGGATGTTGTCCGGTTAGTGGGTCTTTAAATACCCGCCCTTAGTGGGTCTATTAGCCCCGCCCAGAAGTACCTGCTTGACACTCCAGAGTTTCCAAAAATGTATAACATTTAGTATATATGGGGGTGGGGGGTACTGGCCTCCTGCCCACCCTCCAAGGACTCCAGAGTTTCCTAAGAAACTCTAAAGATTTCCAGAGTCCAAGCCTCAGAGTTTCTTAAGAAACTCCAGAGTACTCCAGAATACTTTAAAGTTCTTTAAAGTAATATTAAATAAAATTACTTTGTAATTCTTATGTACTTGATAGAGTCCCAGAGGACTCCCTAGTGTGTTAGTTTTAAAGATTCTTTAAAACTCTCCGAGGATTTTCAGAGACTTACGAGTATTTCTATCCATAGTATAATAATACTATGAGAATTCCAGAACTAACTACAAAGTAGTTAAAAAATACTTGACAGACCCGCCAAAAAGCTGCCAATCGCGCAGGTATATACACATGCACAACCCCATCATAATCTATGATTATGAAAATAATTCATGTGACAAAGCTCAAAAAGTTTGCCATCGCGCATGGCCGCACATGCACACGACCCCTAGAACTACGTTCTAAAAAATAAGTGTTGACAAGGGTTTCGGCAACTGCTAGGGACGATCACAACATGCACTGATGACATGTGCACATGATGCAGGCTTTCTTCGCGTGTTAACAGGCGCATAATGCGATCATGATTAATCGCGCACCAGAAAGCCTTGACAATCAAATCGGATTCCAGCACCTTGATATGGCCTCCAGCAATTCGGCTGCTTGGCAACTCAGGAGTTTTATCATGGCGACATTCACATACAACATCGACGACAACAAGCTGGCATCTGGCAAGCAGTTCAACGCTGTATGCTCACACTACACTAACCTACTCGCCACGAAGTTAAATTTAACTTCACAGGACCGTTATGTCCTGTTTAACAGGATGAGAGGTGCTGTAGGTCATTACTTCGGAGAAGTATTGAACTCTAAGATGACTCATGGCGATGTGCAATTGGCTTTTCAAGCCACTGTGGTTCCCTCAGACATCTTAATTACTATTAAGATTCCTAGTGTTGAGCCGAAGGCTACACCCAAGGTTCAACCAAAGGTTGCAGAGGCTCCTAAGAAGGGCCGAGGCAGACCCAAAGGGTCTAAGAATAAAGCAAAAGAGACTACGAAGTCTCCAGAGACTTTAGAGCAACGGGTAGATTCCTTAGAATCTAAGATGGATAAAATCTTAGAAATTCTAACTGCGAAGTAATCCTGAGTCACCTGAGTATGTGAATAAACTACTCGCCTGAATTTAATTAATATTACGAGGTGGTTTATGTGGTTTGTAGATTTTATGGTTAGTGTATTTATATTTTTAATATATTTATTATTAATAATCTCGCTGCTTTGTGTGAGTGTATTTAATATATATTTATTACCAATCACAGTACCACTGATGATGTTATTTACAATAGTTTGGGATGAAAGTTTAAGGAGTTTTTAGTATGGAAATTACCAGAGTATCAATGATTAGTAAGAAAGAAAATACTTTAGATCTAGATGTAACCCCTAGGCAAATTGAGGCTTGGCGTTGTGGTATGTTAATTCAGGATGCTATGCCTAATTTAACATCGGATGAAAGAGAGTTTATTGTGTCGGGTATTACTAAAGATGAGTGGGATAGTGTATTTGGAGATGAATAAAATTCATAATGGAGATTGAATATGTATTATTCTTATGGCGATGGGTCTGGTAAGTGGCATAGCCAAACCATAAAGAGATTCAATGACTTAGAAACTGAGTCATTAAAATATATTATGTTTGATTGTAGCAGAGCTTTAGAGGCTATGCCTGACAATCCAAAGGCAGGACAATATCAAGATGAGATTCTTTATTGTGCTATGGAGTTAAATAAAAGGAGAAATACTTGAAAACTATATTACATGTTAATCAGCATAACATTAGAGCTAATAGTAAAGGGGCTTACCCAAAGGATCTACCAGTACTTACTGTTAAAGATTATAAACAAAATAGGAAATGTAATCAGGCATTAATTAAAGATGCCGAAGGTAACGTAGTTGCTAAGTTAGTATATAGTCCAGACAAGCCACTGTCCTGTGGTGCCAAGGTCTGGATAGAAACTGAATTAAATGTGGAGACAATATAATGTATAAAACTCACGCTACTAAAGTTCAATCTTATGCACAAAGATCTGCCGATAACATGGCATGGGTTGTTATTATGGTTATTTGTTCAATCAGAATGAATTGGTTAACCGTAGGTTTTCAGTTAACGGATATTAAAAAGTTTAAATTAGACTCTAGGTTTCTTAAAAACAAAACTAGGGCCAAAGGTTATATGTATATTATGACTCACAAGCATAAAATTTATAGCCAGATGCTGGCAGTAATTAACTCACATAAGAACGATGACGAGAAAGCATTATCACTTATGAAAATATTCATTAGGATTCCGGGGCTTGGATTAGCTAAAGCTGGCTTTGTTTGTCAGTTAACTGCTGGATTAGTTGGGTGTATGGATAGCCATAATGTAAAGTTATTTGGCATTGAGCCAAAGTGTTTAGAGTATGATAAAAATATTAAGAAGGAGGCGTTACTTATTGAAAAGAAAAGGAATTATATTAAGATTTGCCATGAGTATGGCACAGAATTTCTTTGGAATAATTGGTGTGAATTTTTGGCTAACGACTCAGGATCTAATAGTAAATGGGTTGACGGGTTCCATGCCTCGGAAGTACACTATACTTATCTGACTCAGGAGGGCTGAGATGTTATACAAACATGACTGTAAAAACTGTGTATATGTAAAAACTGTGGGCAACTGTGACTACCATATTTGCATTGATGAGACTGCCAAAAACGGCTCTTTGATTCGTCGGTATAGTAGTGAAGGTTCTGATTATAGGTCATCAAA